TCAGGATTATTGTAGGTATTTTTTTTTTGTAGTTCAACGTCTTTATAATTATGAGTATTACACAAATATATTCTATAAAATTTAGGCGAAATTGTATTATTTTTACAAAATTTATCAGAACAAATCATAAATTTAGAACATTGTCTTTCATTTTTTTTTCCTTTATTGATAATATGCTGACATCTACATTTAAAATAGCTATAATTTTTAGTATGGTGTAATGTTGGGGATATATTATTTTTAATCCAATTTTTATATTTTTTTTTACACTCTAAAAAAAATGAATTTGTAATAGTATTAATACTTATTTTTTCATTTATAACGGGTGGTAATGATATTTGTTTTAATTTCCTTTTTTGAATAATACGAATATGTTGTTTACAATGTTTTTCGCTACAAGGTCTATTACAAGAATGACCTTTTTTTTTTCCGGATAAAAAAATATAACCACATTTATAAGGTTTATATGCATATTTTTCAGGCCAATTGACATAATCAATTTTACTATAACCAGTTTTATATGGTAGAATACCATTTTGAGTAGTTCTACAATAAGGACATTTGATTTGATATGTTTTTAATCGCTGTGTTTCTAAATTATTAAAACGGGTTTTTTGGATTTTAATTTCTTTAAATAATGGTTCATAATTGAATGAATGTTTACATAATAATGTTATTTTAGTATTATGTAATAATGGCTCATTGGATATGAGACATTTTTGTATATTTTCATTTTGTGTTTTATTTAATTCTGATTGTAATAAGTTAAAAAATGATTTAGTTGATTTATGAAGCATATAATAAAATAATAAAATATATCTTTATATTAATTAATAATGTCTAAAAGATGGGGGACACCAACTTGGTATTTTTTACATACATTAGTAGAGAAAATAGATAGTAATTATTATAAAAGTGTGAACAATTCAGTTACTGATATAATAGTTGATTTACTTAAGAATTTGCCTTGTCCATATTGTAAGGATCATGCTTTACAATATATAAAAAAAAACAATATTTATAAAATTAAAACACGTGAAGGGATGAAAGAATATTTATTTACATTTCACAATCTTGTAAATAAACGTTTAAAACATAGTACACAAAATAAAGATATATTAGATTTATATCCAAAGATGAATTTTTTAAAGGTTTATAAATATTTTGAAAAACATTTTTTTTATTCATCACCTTTATCAAAAACATTTTATTCTTGGAGAACATCCATATTTAAAACCAATTTAATAAATTTTTTAAATGCACATAGACATAAAATTAGATTATAAGATTATACTTACATTATAAATGTTTGATCACCTTGTTTACAACGAAATTTAGTTTTACTTAATTTGCATTTTTTCATAGTATTTTCTTTACCAAAATATAAATATTCTTTTCCAGGCCATTTTGAGTTGGATATAATTTGTTGCCATATAACACCAACAAAAGCGCCCAAAGCCAAACCTTTTAACATATCAGTAGGTTTACTACATTTATTTTTTTGTCTTACCATTAAATCAATAGAACCAATAATAACTAAAGAAATAAGAAAAGACCATCCAATACTATTTGGGTTTGCTAAAATACTTTGTAAAATATAAGTTATTGTAAAGGCGTGAAATATACCGTGAGAACTAGGTCCAGATAAAACGCCGTAAGAAACATTAAAAGGGCCGTCAAATGTCAAACATTTTTCTTTATAATTATCATATTGAATGGCAGTCTCTTCAATTGTGTCAGGAGATGAACCGCTTGCTCGTAATAAAATACCAAAAATAATAGCTATAAATAATCCAAATATCCATACAACCCATTTTAAATGTCCGTGAAATGCACCTTCTAAAATGAAATAAAAAGTAATGAAAATTGGAGATACTGTTGAAGCAAATACTACAACATTTGCAGGATTAAATAGTAAAGGCATTTATATATATATGAATATATATTTTTGAAACAATTTAAAATATATATTATACAAATACAACATCAAATACTTCTTTAATATGACGAACTTCCTTAAAAATAATATCAGTTAAATCAATATCTTTATATTTTTCTAAAAATATAATATAATCTTTATGGTTTGTTTTAGGAAATATAAATGTTTTAACACCAGCTTTTATACCGCCTAATATTTTTAATTCTAAACCACCGATTTCAGTAATGTATCCTTGTAAATTAATTTCACCAGTTATAGCAATATCATTTTTTATTTTTTTCTTGTTAATTAAACTATAAATTGCGATTGTAATTGCTGTTCCAGCACTGGGTCCATCTTTTGGAACAGCACCTTCTGGACAATGTATATGTAATCCAGCATTTTTAGATTTATTATTATTTTTAATGAATAAATTTTGTGTTTTTTTATCTGTTAAATTCCAAGCTAGGGTTTTGGCAACATTCATACTTTCTTTCATGACATCTCCTTGCATACCAGTTAATTTTAAATCTAAAATATTTGTAGCAGGAAAATATGAACATTGAATGGGTATAATGCCGCCTAACCCTAGTGAATTTGCCCATAACCCATTTATAACCCCAATTTGAGGAATATCATCAATTGTTTTTTTATGAATTTTATGTCTATCTTTTAAATATTTATTTTCTATTTCATCATTGGTTATTTGGATGGGAAGTGTATGTATTACGGTTTCTTTTAATAATTCTAAATTAATTTCGCTAACAATTTCAAATATAATTTCTTTTAATTTTCTAACACCAGCCTCGTTTGTATAATTATCTATAATAAATATAATATTTTCATTTGAAAGATTAATAATATTATCCATACCCATATTTTCATAAATTTCGGATAATAAATATTTTTGTACTATATTAATTTTATCATCAATTGTTAAATAATCAAATTTTATTCTATGAATTCTATCAAGTAAAATTTTATCAATAACTGAAACATCATTATATGAAAAAATAAATAGTATTTTACTAACATCGAGATCTATTCCATTAAAATATTTATCTTGAAAATGTTCATTTTGAGTACTATCAATTAAATGTGTCAATATACCAATTATTTCCTTACCGTGTTCTGTTCGTGAAACTTTATCTAATTCGTCAATAAAAATAATGGGATTCATGCATTTTTTTTCCATTAAAATATCAACAATTCTACCCCAAGTTGATCCAACGTATGTATAATTATGTCCAGATAATGTACTACCGTTGCTAGATCCACCTAAAGCAATGAATGAAAATGGTCTAGAAATTCCATTTTTATCTTTTAAACATTTTGAAAGACCATTTTTTGCTAAAGAAGTTTTTCCAACGCCGGGTGGACCTTCAAATCCGAAACAATAACCAGATTGTTTTCCGGTAATCCATTGGCCTATAACTCTTTCTAACTGTCGTTTAGCATTATCGTGACCATAAATAGATTTATCCAATGTTTCGTTAATTTCTTTCATTGTTTCATTGATATATGTTTTTTTAGTTTCTATTTTAGTAATTTTTTCAATAAAAAAGTTTTTGTGTATTATATCAGGTCTATTTGTAATTTCAATTAAATCTTTCATAAATATTTGATTGGTATTTAATTTTGCAATAAGACATTTAATCTGTTCTTTCATGTATGTATTTTTTTTACCTGATTGACATATTTTTTTAACTTTTATATTATGTTTTTTTAGTAAAGAATTTATAAAACAAATGTTGGTAATGAGTTTGTTTTTTTTACCAGTTGTGAAAAATTGAATACATTTTTCATTATTTAAGTCATCAATTTTATGAAATATATCATTTGTTAAAGTATTTAATATATCCGAAATTTCAATATTGGTAAAAATTTTTTTATTTTTATAACATATTTCAATGTTAAATTTTTTTAATTTACTTATTATTTCATTTATTAAATTTGAATTTTCAGTTGTTACATTTAATATAAATTCTTGTTTATAAATACCAAAAGGTATTTTTAACAAACCTTCTAAATATTGTCTAGCTTTAGAACCCGAGTCTTCCGATTTGGCTTTAACTTCTTTTAATTTTATCATTGCTTTTTCTTTAATTGTTTCAGAAGCTTTCATCAAACAAATTTGCTGTTCAATGGGTATTTTTGAATTATCAAATTGTGATAAATGTTTTGTATATTTAATTGTATTTTTCATAGCCAATCTAAAGGATGTTTTAATTTCCCAAGGAAAACTATCAAATAATATTGTTTGTTCGAATGTATCAATATTACCATTTTGTTCATTAGATAATAAGTCATATAAAAGATAGGCTAAGTACTGAAATTCATATTTTTCAATTTGTAATAATAATATAATTAGTGTTTTTCGTTGTTGAAATAGATTATTATTGATAAATTCTTTTATAACTTGAGAAATACTTTTTTGATTAATAAGTGATGCTTGATTATTATATCCAACAAATCTGTTATATAATTCTTTATCGTTATAAATAAGCCATTCTTTAATACTTAAATGTTTTATAAATTTGTCAAATAATTCAGAATGAAATTCTGGGTCTTTTGGTTTATATTTAATACATTTTTCAATTCTATTATCGATAAAGGTATTTTTTAAACATGATAATAATAATTCGGTAAGAACACCACAAATAATAATTGTATTTTTTTTTTCAGTATTTTGAAATACGACTTTTATTCCAAATACCTTTGTATAAAAATTATTTGAAGTTCTACATAAATCATAACAATCTAAATTTTCACCCATTTCAACAATCATAAAATCTTCAATAATTTTATTTTTAATAATTTTATTAGTTGTGTTTTTATTTTTAGGTTTATTTTTCCAGGGTAATATTTTATAACTTATGGGCTGGACAAAATTTAAAATAAGTTCCAGTTTTTCTTTATCTAGATTATGTTGTATTTTATGAATAAAATCGTTACCATAACACACAGTCAATACATTTTTTATTTTATTTGTTCCAAAAGTTTTAAATACAATTGATATTTCATCATTAATTGTTTGCAATTTTGAAATAACTTGTTTTGTATTTGAATGTTTGGACTGAATGCTATTTTCAATGTTTTTTAAATCTTTATATATATTTTCTAAATTTTGAATACATAAATTTAATTCACTGGCTGATAAAATATCATTTGTTTTATATTTTTCAACAGATATAATGGTCTCTGTAATAATTGTAAAAAAGAAATCTATTTTTTCTTGTATTTTGATTTTATTCATGAGATGTGTTGATTCATTGTTTTTTTGTTCAATTGTGATTTTGATATTTTTGTTTTCTGTTGACATATTCCTAAAATATATTGTGATTTTAAATAATTAAATTATTCCGAACGATTAAAAATAAAGAAAATGAATTAAACAATAAAAAATATATTATATTATATGGGAATACCAGCGTATTACAGTTATTTAATAAAAAATTATAAAAAAATAATTATAAAATTGGATAAATTAAATAAAAATGTGCATAATTTTTATTTAGATTCTAATTCTATTATTTATAATTGTTTGGCGGAAATGAAAGGAACTTTTAATAAATCATTTATAGATGAATTAATTAAAAAAATTTGTTTACAAATTGATATATATATTAAAGAAGTGAAACCTAAAAAGCTTGTATATATAAGTTTTGATGGTATAGCACCTGTTGCAAAATTAAAACAACAAAAAGAAAGACGTTTTAAATCCAAAATTATTGCAGAATTAATAAATGATTCAATAGAAGAAAATATTATGGAAAATTGTAAAACACAATTGGATAAAGAAGACAAATTTGATAGAACAAGTATAACACCGGGTACGTATTTTATGAATAATTTAAATAAAAAAGTTAAAGAATATTTTAGAGGTCGTGAAAAAGCATACAATGTAAAAAAAATAATTGTATCAGGGTCTGATGAAAGAGGTGAGGGTGAGCATAAAATATTTGACTATATTAGAAATAATAAAGAAATATCAGAATCACACATCATATATGGTTTGGATGCTGATTTGATAATTTTATGTTTAAATCATATGTATATAACAAAAAAAATATTTTTATTTCGCGAAACACCTGAATTTATAAGAAATCTTTCGGCAGATATGGATCCGGGAGACTTATATATAATGAATATTGAAGAATTAATGTATTATATTTTGGGTAAAATGTTTGGAAAAGATATGAGAAATAATAAAAATAATGTGAATTGCATTAAAGATTATGTATTTATTATGCAATTTTTGGGAAATGATTTTATGCCACATTTTCCATCTTTAAATATTAGAACGCACGGGATAGAGATGTTGTTGGAGACGTATAAAAATATTTTAGGAAAGAAAAAAATGTATATAATGGATAATGGGACAATTATTTGGAAACATGTTCGCGAATTGGTAGAAGAATTTGCAAATATGGAATTGGATAATTTGAAAAGAGAATATAAAATAAGAGATAAAATGGAAATGAGTGTAATAAGAAGGGAATCATATGAACCTGTAAATAAAGAATTGTCAAAGGAAGTGTTGGAAAAATCAATATTAAATATTCCAATGAAAGATCGGGAATTAGAGAAAGCAATAGATCCTTTTTCGTATTATTGGGAAAATAGATATTACGAGAAGTTATTTAATACAGAACGAAATGATGAGAATTTAAAAAAAATTTGTGTAAATTATATCCAAGGATTAGAATGGAATATTGTATATTATATGGAAGGGTGTAAAGATTGGAAATGGAAATATAATTATTGTTATCCACCATTATTCCGAGATTTATTGAAATATATTCCACTATGGGATATTGAATTTATTAAAGAGAATAGTCATTCTATTTCAGCAGTAACACAATTGGCGTATGTATTGCCACCGAGTTCTTTATATTTAATACCAAAACAATATCAGATGACAATGATTAAATATAAACATAAAAAAAATGATGTGGCTTTAAAGTGGGCGTTTTGCCGTTATTTTTGGGAATCGCATTTTGAATTTCAATTGGAAAAATTGGATGAAATTGAGGAAATTATTGAAGATATTGATAAAAATACATCGCAGAATGTTAAAATAAAAGAGAATGTTTTATTATTTTAGATGGGTTTACCAATCCATTCCTCAATTCTATTACAATGACAATGTTCTTTTGCCAACACAGGTTTAATTGTTAAATCAATAAAATGATTGTTATGTAGAATTTTATATACTTTAACTTTTTCTTTCATAGTAAATGGGGTATGAAAACGATACGCAAAAGATAAATGTGAAGGCCAACCAGTTTCATTTTCAATAATTTTATTACCACTATTATCAATGCAAATAACTGGTAAGTCTAAACTATAAAATCCTTTATAACAATTATCATTAAAAGATAATGGATGATCTACTTTTAATGATATCCCGTGTTGAATAATATTTTTCCATTTATCAATGTATTGTTGATCATTATTGGATATATCGTATCCAATTGTTATATGAGGTGAGTATTGAAAATCGGAAACGGTATTTTGTAATTCTTTACACAATGTATATACTTGCGAATCTTTTGGGATAAGGAACCATAGACAATTGCCGAAATCCAAATCTAAAGGCATATATAATTTATTTATAAATAATTATTAATATAAAAAATATTATTTTTTCTTATTTTTATATTAGAGGTTTATATTATTAATTATTAGCATTTTTTTCAAAATCTGTTTTGAGTACATTTTTTACAAATTGCGAATCGGGATGATATAGTTTTTCTATGGACGCCCTGTGTGCTTTTATTAGTAGATAAGTTGTTCGTAGAAGTCCTCTCACCCTGCGGCGAAGTTTATCTTTTCGCCGTTTAAGGATAACATCAATACTTTCCATTACATCATTTTTTCCAAATGTATGCCAACCACTGAAAGAATATTTAATTTTATTATTTTCATCAAGAATTTTTGAATGAATGAATGCTTCAGAAACCAATTCATCACGACAATCACAT